GAGTTCCACGACCGCTATGCCCGCGCGCGGGTTGCCCAGGCATGGTCCCTGGCCGAGGAAGCCCTGCACATCGCCGACACCTGCGAGGACCCGGCCAAGGCCCGGCTCCAGGTGGACACGCGCCGCTGGTTCGCGGGCAAGGTCGCACCGCGCGTGTTCTCTGATCAGGCGGTGCGCCTGATGAACGCGGCGGGCGACGGCGACCCGGTGCTGACCCTGTCTGCCAGTCTCGCCGACGAACTGACTGGCCTGCTGACAGCCAGCTACGTGGACGTGACCCCGCGCCCCGATGCCCTGCCCGCCCCAGGCGGGGAGCCCGAGGGCAAGGGGCCATAGGCACCACGCACCGCACGCACCGTGGTGCCTATGGCCCCCTGCCCTGGCCCGCGCGCTTGGGTGCAACCAGGGGGTGAGCCAGGGGCGTCTGGGGGCCGTGGCGGCAACCAGAGGGCGAGTGCGGGCGACCCCACCCCCGTACTTTTGGCGACGCGGTTATTGTTACATGCGCCACACTCAAATTTTTTGCAGTTTTCCAACCCGCAGTATCACCCACCAAGGTGCAACCAACCACAAAACCCCCGCCGATTTGCCAAAGTCTGCAACTGCTCGTAATTTACAGCCCCAATGAACCTGACCCGCGAAGACCTGCTCAAACTGCCGCCCCACCAACTGCGCTACCTCATATGGCGCAAGAAGTGGCTGAACACGGCGCGTGAGAAACAGCTTCCGCCGACGACGCCGTGGACCGAACTCGGCGTTTTGGCCGGGCGCGGCTTCGGCAAGACGCTCATGGGCGCGCAGTGGCTCGCGGACAAGGCCTACAAGGACCCCCGTAAGCTGGCGCGGGGTGTAATCGCGCCGACGCTGAACGACGTTCGGCACACCTGCTTCGAGGGACCGGCTGGCATCCTGTCCGTCGTGCCGCCGGAGCTGGTTTTCGACTACAACAAGACCAACCTAATCATCACCCTCGTCGATCAGACCGACCCGTCGAAGCCTGGGGCCATAATTCGCGGGTTCTCGGCGGAGGAGCCGGAGCGCCTTCGTGGTCCACAGTTCGCCGACCTCTGGTGCGACGAGTTGGCGGCCTGGAACAGGGACGAGGACACCTGGGACATGGCCATGATGGGCCTTCGCCTGGGCGAGCACCCGCAGGTCATGTGGACGACGACGCCGAAACCGCGCGATTTGGTGCGGAAACTGGTGTCACCCAAGCGGGAGAGGCTGATCGTCAAGGGTTCGACGTACGACAACAGGGCGAACCTGCCGCAGTCCTTCTTCGACCAGCTAAAGCAGTACGAGGGGACGCAGTTAGGGCGTCAGGAACTCGAAGGTGAGCTGATCGACGCCGAAGAGGGCGGCATAATCATGCGCAAATGGCTCAGGTTATGGCCCGCGAAGAAGTTTCTACCGGCCTTTGACTGGATAATCCTGTCTCTGGACACGGCATTTACGGAAAAAACGCTCGATAAGCGGTCGCACAAGGCGGATCAGACGGCCTGCACGGTCTGGGGCGTATTTTGGCACGAGGACGTGCGGCACGTCATGCTTTTGGACTGCTGGGCCGAGCAGTACGGGCTTCCTGACCTGATGGCGCGGGTCAAGAAGGAAATGAAGGTCGCGTACGGGGACGACGAGGACCGGCCCATGCTGAAACCGCTGATCGGGCCGAACAAAATGGGTATTTCGGGGCGGAAGCCTGACATTTTGCTGATCGAGGACAAGGGTAGCGGCATTTCCCTGCGTCAGATGCTAGACCGCGAGGGGATCACGTCGTATCCGTACAATCCGGGGCGCGCTGATAAACTGACGCGCCTACATATGGTCTCGCATATTTTTGCACAGAGCAAAGTCTGGGTGCCGGAGAGCGAGAACCACGCCGGTCGGCCCAAGACGTGGGTCGAGCCCATGCTGGCGCAGCTTTGTAGCTTTACGGGGTCCGGCTCGCTCAAGCACGACGACTATGTCGATAGTTGCACGCAGGCGATCCGGCTGTGCATGGACAAAAACTTGCTGGACGGCATGAAGAAGCCCAAGGAGGGGCTCGACAGCTACGTGGCGAAGCTGCCGTCCGTGAACCCCTACGCAGCGTGACGACGATTGCGTACAAGGACGGGGTGCTGGCGGCGGACAGCTTGGTGACGTGCGGCAACAGTCGTGACGGAAGTATGGTCAAGATCGCCAAGCGCGGACCCGTGTTGGCGGCGGCAGCGGGGGCCATCGGGGGCTGCTCGGCGTTTCTGGACTGGTTCAGAGGTGGGATGCTCGGCGATGCGCCGGTGTCGCCAGACGGACCGCACAACTGGACCGGGGTGTTGTTTACGCCGGACGACCGGGTCTTGGTGCTGGAGAACGGGTGTTGGACCGCCACACGTCAAGCCGAGGTGACCATGGGTAGCGGAGCCGAGTTCGCCCAAGGCGCGATGTCCATGGGGGCCGACCCGGTTCGGGCGGTCAAGGTGGCGATCATGCACGACACCCAGAGTGGTGGCGAGATAACGGTGCTGCGGCGGGACGGTTTGCCCGCGACAAGCGCTAGTGTTATCATTCGTCGAACCCGTCGCCCGACCAAGGACCGCGCCTGATGACCGACGACCTGCCCGAAGGCGAAACCGTCGAGATGGACGAGGGCGAGACGCCCGACGTTGAGGACACCGAGGACGGTGGCGCTCTGGTTCGCCTTGAGGACGACGAGGACGCGCCCAAGAAGGGCGACAGTGAGTTCTATGCCAACCTCGCCGAGGACATGGACGAGACGGCGCTGAAGGCGCTCGCCACGACGTTCCTCGACCTCCTGGCTCGGGACAAGGAGGCGCGCAAGAAGCGCGACGAGCAGTACGAGGAAGGCATTCGGCGCACGGGGCTCGGGGACGACGCTCCCGGCGGCGCGCAGTTTAACGGGGCTAGTCGCGTCGTGCATCCCATGCTGACGGAAGTCTGCGTGGACTTCTCGTCTCGGGCGATCAAGGAGCTGTTCCCGTCCGCCGGGCCGGTGAAGGACAAGATCGTCGGCAAGTTGACGAAGGACCGCGTCGAGAAGGCCCGCCGCAAGACGGACTACATGAACTGGCAGTTGACCACCCAGTCGCAGAACTTCCGGTCTGAGCTGGAGCAGCTTCTGACACAGGTGCCGCTCGGCGGCGCGCAGTACATGAAGCTGGGCTGGGACGAGAACCGCAACCGGCCCAACTTCCTGTTCGTCGCCATCGACGACATCTACCTGCCGTACGCGGCCTCGAACTTCTACTCCGCGCAGCGCAAGACCCACGTCCAGTACCTGACGAGCGTGGACTACGCCGAGCGGGTCAAGAGCGGCATGTACCGCGACGTGGACCTCCTGCCGCCGGGCAACGAGCCGGAAGGCTCCAAGGCCGAGCAGGCGAACAACAAGGTCGAGGGCCGCGACGACACGTCCTACAACGAGGACGGCCTGCGGACGGTCTTCGAGATTTACGCCATCGCCGACATCGAGGATGACGTGGGTCTGGCCCCGTACATCATCACGGTGGACAAGTCCTCGTCTGAAGTTCTGGCGGTCTACCGCAACTGGGACGAGGACGACGCCAGCCGCGAAGAGCAGCAGTGGATCGTCGAGTTCCCCTTCGTGCCCTGGCGCGGCGCGTACCCGATTGGCATCACGCACATGATCGGCGGCCTGTCGGCTGCCGCGACCGGGGCGTTGCGGGCGCTCATGGACAGCGCGCACATTTCCAATTCGCAGACCATGCTGAAGCTAAAAGGCGGGTCGCGCGGGGGGCAATCGCTCAATATCCAGCCGACGCAGGTCGAGGAGATCGAGGGCGGTCTGAACGTCGATGACGTGCGCAAGATCGCCATGCCTCTCCCCTTCAACCCGCCGTCGAGCGTGCTCTTCTCGCTTCTCGGGTTCCTGGTCGAGGCGGGCAAGGGTGTCGTCCGCACGACTATGGACGACGTGTCGGAGAGTAACCAGAACGTGCCCGTCGGCACGACCCTGGCGAAGATCGAGCAGGGCATGGTGGTGTTCAGCGCCATCCACGGTCGCCTGCACGACGCCATGGGCCGGATGCTGCGCATCCTGCACCGCCTCAACGGCATGTACCTCGACGACGACATGCAGGAGGCCGAGATCGGCGAGGAGATCGCCAAGCGGTCTGACTTCACCGGGCCGATGGACGTGGTGCCGGTAAGCGACCCGAACATCTTCAGCGAGGCGCAGCGCTTCGCCCAGGTGCAGGCGGTGGCGCAGCGGTCGCAGATGTTCCCGCAGATGTACGACCTGCGCAAGGTCGAGGAGCGTATCCTCGACACGCTGAAAATCCCGGACGCGATGTCGCTGCTTGCGCCGAAGATGACGCCGACGGAAGAGAACGCGGTGTCGGAGAACGTCAAGGCGACGCTGGGGAGGCCCGTGGTGGCGTTCCCGGACCAAGACCACATCGCGCACCTGAAGACGCACTTGGCGTACATGGTGTCGCCCGCACTCGGCATGAGCAAGCTGATCGCGCCCGCCTACCTGCCGCTGATGCTGAACCACATCAAGGAGCACGTCGCCTTCTGGTACGCCGAGGAAGTGTTCAAGGTGGCCGACGCCGACGCCAACTTCGATGTCGAGAAGGCCATGCGCGAGATGGACGACAAGGAGACGAAGCAGGCGTTCGACCAGATGCTGGCCGAGGCGTCCCTGAACGTGGCCCTGAAGGCGCAGGAGGCGTTCGCGTCCCTGCCCGACGTTATCGAGAAGGCCATCGCCGCCATCCAGTCGATCCAGCCGCCCGCGCCGCCGGACCCGGCCACGCAGGCCGCCATGGCCGACATCCAGATGCGGGCCGAGATCGAGAAGGCCAAGGCCTCCCTCGAAGGCCAGAAGCTGCAACTCTCGGCGCAGCAGGAGGCGAACCGCGTCGCCCTGGAGCAGGCCAAGGCGCAGGCTGCGCAGCAGGAGCAGGCGGCTCGCCTGCAACTCGAACAGGCCAAGCTGCAGAACGATCTGCAAATCGAGCAGATGCGCGAAGAGAACAGCGACACGGCCAAGGCCGCCGAAATCCAAGCCAAGATCGCCATGAACGACGCCGACAACCGGACGGCGAAGGAACTGGCGGAAATGGAGATCGCCAACAACGTAAACGTGGCGAACAACTTGAACCCCAACCCCGGTCCATAAGGAAACAGACCAATGGCTAAACCCCCCAAGAGCGAGAACAACGGCTCCGTGCCGAGCGACGCCATCCCGCTCCATAAGAAGTTGGCTATGGGCCAGAACCCCGAAACGGGTAGCGGTAGCGGTAAGAAGACGCCCGCGTGAGAATAGACATGGTTCTGAGGCGTCTGGAGGAAGAGCAAACACAGTTTGCTAAAGAGGCGCTTCAACAACCCCAAGGCCGCGATGCGTTCGACTACGGGCGCAGCGTGGGTCTGTACGCGGGCCTTGAGCGGGCGAAGGACATCCTTATTGGTATCCTGGCCGATCAAGACCGAAGAGATCACGACCTATGAGGAAGCACACATGGACGACTTTGCGAACAATGTAACTTTTGACTACGGCAGCTTGGACGAGGCGTTTCCCGCCTGTGACCCAGGTGTGATGCCTTTCGGCTCACGCATCCTGGTTCAACTGAAGACGGTGAAGAGCAAGACGGCGGGCGGCATCATCCTCACGGATGACGTGCGCCAGACCGAGAAGTACAACACTCAGGTCGCCAAGGTGGTGGGCGTAGGCTCGCTGGCCTTCAAGAACCGCAACACCATGACGACGTGGCCGGAAGGCTCGTGGGCGGAAGTGGGCGAGTTTGTGCGCGTGCCGAAGTATGGCGGGGATCGCTGGTCCGTTCCGACGGGTGCCGGTGACGAAGCCACCTTCGTAATTTTCAACGATCTCGACCTAGTGGGCAAGGTGACCGGCGATCCGCTGGCCATCAAAGCCTTCCTATAAGGCTGAAAGGAGCCGGTCATGGC